ACAGGATCGGGATCCAGGGATATGACATCTTCGCAACGGTCAATTGTAATTACTTCCAGATGAAGCACGACCAGCCGGATCCATACGGCCAGCACTATGGGGTCGAGTTTTCCGACGTGAACGACTTCGCACCAAAACAGAAACAGTGGCTTTGCTACTACGAGACAAACGGCGGCGAGGATAACTTCTGCTGGTCCTCGGATTTCTGGCTGACCAGATCAAAGTGCCGGTGGGCCTGCAGTCCGTACAGCGTCGTGCTGCACAAGGGCCAGCGGATCAACTGGAGATCCGGAGCGGCCGGTGACAAGGAAGGAACACCGAACACGCAGACGATGGCCTTCAAAGTCAAAGACAGCTGGTGCTTCGCAGTCGCGGAATCGAAAGTGCTGCCGAAGCAGATGGCGGATCTGGCTGCAGACTACGGAGCAGCCGAAGCGTTCCTGCTGGACAGCGGCGGCTCATCTCAGCTGATCTATAACGGAGACAGCCCTGGGCAGGATATCTATTACGGCCAGAAAGTAGTCTATTCCGGCCGGATGATTCCGAACGTACTGGCGCTGGTCCGGAAGAAGAAAGAAGCAGATCCGGCACCGGAACCGGACGACAGCGAGGTCCAGCAGCTGAAGGAAAAGATCGACAAGCTGGAAAAGGAAAACGCAGTCCTGCGGGCATCCAAAGTGGAGCTGCTGAACAGGATCGACCACGCGGCCATGATCCTGGCGGGGGAGGAAACAAAATGAAACTACAGGGAACGATCTGCACGGGGATCGGCATCATCGGAGCGTTCATCGCTTCACTATATGGAGGATGGACAGACGGAATGACGACACTGCTGATGTTTATGGCCATTGACTACATCATGGGCCTGCTGGTGGCCGGAGTATGGCACAAGAGCAAAAAGACCGAGGACGGCTGCCTGGAAAGCCGGGCCGGCTGGAAGGGCCTGGTCCGCAAGGGCGTCACCATGCTGATCGTCCTGGTGGCAGCCCGGCTGGATATGACTATCGGCACAACGATGATCCGGGACACGGCGGTGATCGGGTTCATTGCGAATGAAGGAATCAGCATCATCGAGAATGCCGGGCTGATGGGCGTCCCGCTGCCAAAGGTAATAACCAACGCGCTGGAGGTCCTGCGGAAAGAATCAGAGAACGCGAAGGTGCCCGGCACCCAGGAGACGGTCATGGTGGATCCGGAAGATCCGCCGGTCATCCACGAAGAAAACAAAACAGAATAACTGCAGGATAGAGAGGAGGTGATCCTCATATCTGCAGCACTGGACTGGCGCGTAAACGTCAGTCCATTCAACCAGGGCCCCGGAGAGATCCGGGGCCTTTTTTTATATTCGGCCGCACGACAACGGCGCGCCGGGGAAAATAAGCGATAAAACAAAAAGACGGCCAGATGGTCGTCCTTTTTGTAATCGCGCAAATACGGCGGTTTTTCGGCCTCCTCAGAGGGGCACATATAGACAGATCGAACCGGCCCACAACAAGGTCGGGTTCGAATAGTTAACAAATGGCTGGGCATGCTCATCATTGTTCGAACTACCCACGTCAATCCGCACCTGAGATCCGTCTCCGCTGAAGTTGAACAGGATCAGCAGATGATCCGGATAGTAATAAATCCGATTGATAAAGACATCCACCAGCGTCTGCCAGTCCAGCTGATCACGATGCCGGCGCATCTCGGAGAAAGAGAACTCCACGTCCTCCCGAGTGATCGGATGCATCTCCAGCCGCAGCGCTTCGACGTCGGCCCGAAGGGAATCCAGCTGATCCTCCAGTTCGGACAGCCGGGACCGGACGCCAGGGGTGATGATGCCTTCTTCAATGGCCCGCAGCAGGTTCTCGTGCTTCCGGCGGGTATCGTCCAGCTCAGCCAGGCGCTGATCCAGCGCGGCCTGCTGATCCGCGAGATCTTCGTCGGTTCCATCCAGGACCAGCTGCACGACCTGCTCCAGGAATCCAGGGGAATCCAGCAGCAGGGATATCTGATCCTTGACGATGCCCTCGATCCAGTCGCGGCGGATCCGTTTCACGTCGCATTCATGCTTCTTAGTACCGAGGCACAAATAATAGTAGTGCCGGGCTTTCGTCTTTGAAATCGCATACTCGCCGGTCATGAGGTGCCCGCATTTGCCGCAGAACAGCTTTCCAGAAAGCAGATAGACAGCAGAACCGCCGGACGGAGCCCTGTGGCGGATCTTCTTCACGCTGGCAGCCTGCCGGAACAGATCCGCAGAGATGATGGCCGGAATTCCATCCGGATCTTCTATCTCTCCATACCGATACATGCCGGTGTATTTTTCATTGGCCAAAATACGCAAAACAGAGGCCAAGGCGAACGGTTTTCCTTTTTTGGTACGGAAACCCGCGGCATTCAAATCGTGCGCGATATCGGTACAGGAACGGCCCGCTGCGGCCTCCTGGAAGATACGGCGGACGACAGCAGCCTCAGCTTCCACGATGGCATAACGGCCATCCGGCCCGCGGGTATATCCCAGGGGCATCTGCCCGCCGATCGTTTTACGCTGGAGGGCATTATCGAACAGCCCACGGCGCACGTTTTCGGCCAGATTCGCGGAATAGTATTCCGCCATGCCTTCCATCAAGGACTCGATAATAATTCCTTCAGCGCCGTCAGGGATCGCTTCACGGGCGGAAACGATAGAGACGCCGGACTTCTTCAGGCGGGCCCGGTACGTAGCGGCATCATAGCGGTTCCGGGCAAACCGGTCCAGCTTCCAGACGATCACCGTCGAAAACTGGCGCTTTTCAGCGTCCCGGATCATTTTCTGGAAGCCAGGGCGATGGTCCGTCCTGCCGGTCAGGGCGGAATCCGTATATTCCTGAATAACCGTGAAACCGTTCCGCTCAGCGAAGGCACGGCACTCCCGCAGCTGTCCCTCGATAGACTCTTCACGCTGGCCCTGCGAGCTATAGCGTGCATATATGACTGCGCTATTCATAATCCACCTCCAGCAGGGCACAAATGGACCGGCGGACGTTTTCACCGGCCGAACGATACCGATCAATCAGCAGGCGTTCCTGATCAGACAGGGCCTGCTTTTTTTGATATTCCAGCCATTCCAGCTGAGCGGGTGACGGATTCTGCAGAATCTGCAGCAGATCATCGTCGGAGTTCATCGGGACATCGAAACCCATGAGCCACGCGGGGTTAACACGGAGAGCGGCGGCAATCTTCCGGAGATTTTCATCCTTCGGTGCGTATTTGCCTTGTGCGTAATTGGAGATAGTGCCGGGAGCAATACCAGACCGCGAAGAAATATCTGTCTGCTTCAGACCGCGAATCTGTAGAGCTTCAGCAAATCGATCAACGAAATTGATATTCATACAAGATCCTCGCTAATTGAATTTTAACAGAAAACGTATAAAAAACTATAAAAACACGTAAATTTATGACGTGAAAGCGCAATTTTATGTTGACACGTGAAAACGCAACCTGTATATTTTGATTTAGACGTGATAACACGTTCGGAAGGAGGAACGGATGAGATTCAACTATAACAAGCTGAAGGGCCGGATCATTGAAATCTTCGGAACACAGAAAGCATTCAGCGAGGCCATGAGCCTGAACCAGCCGACAATCAGCCACAAGCTGAAGAACCAGCGCGGCTGGACCCAGGAAGAAATCGTGAAAGCCTCGGGGGCGCTGGCAATTCCACAGGAGGAAATCGCGGCTTATTTTTTTACACCAGAAAACGTGAATTCACGTTAGCAGGAGGTGATGCATGACCAAGGACGAAGTGATCCAGCAGATCCAGATCACAAAGTCGAAGAAGCGCAAAAGGGATCTGCAGCGGCATCTGGAAAAGATCAGGAGGAAGGAAAAACAACATGATCGAATGCCGAATCAATGACCTGCCGGAAGGACGCAGAAAGCAGCTGAAAAGAATGATCAGCCGCGAGATCCGGAAGCAGATGACGTCCCAGGACTACCAGCAGAGAAAGGCGGAGTTCCTGGCAAAGCAAAACAAGGCGGAAGGGAAAGCCTGACCGCCGGAACAAGTCGGAGGAAAAAACATGACAGAAATCAAGGACGCGTTCGAAGAATTCATGGCAGCACTGGACGACATGGCGCCGATGGCG